CCCCTATCTTTATCATCTACCCAGCCAGTAGCCATGTGACCATCAGACGCAAGCAAATACCAGTTACCGTTGTACTTCAACCAGTCGTCGGAAAAAAGCGAACCGTCTTCATTGAAGTACCACCAAAGCTTCTCGCTACCTTCCCAAGAAGCGTGAACCCAGCCGGTGAGCATCCAGCCAGACTCGTTGAAGTAATACCACTTATCGCCGACCTTATACCAGCCGACGGCGTACTCACTCGCACTCTCACCAGTCTGATACCACCATGAGCCCTTGCCGTCGGTATGCCAGCCAACTTCAGAAGTTGTGCGGGTGCCGGTCATTACCTCATACCAGTAGCACACACGCTCCATATAGTGAGCGTTCTGTGAGCCCGCAAGCTCGCCAGGGCACGCCGTAGCCACAATCTGTTTATGTGGTCGAACGTTACCGCCCCAACGTGGATAACCAAGTCCGTACTTAATAAGCAACGCAGCAACAAGATGTGCGCCACTCTCCAAGGTAGCTTCGGAGACTGTCCAGGGTGATGTAGAGTTGTTGGCGTGCTCGATGGAAATACTCTCGCAATTAGCAACCCAACGACCACACGCCCATGCTGTGTTGCTCTCCAGTACGTGCTGGGTGATAGTGCCCGCACCATCCACAGAATAGTGCGCAGATTGTGTCTGCATCCTGTCCCACATAGCGGTGATGGCCGCACCGTCTAAGCCTACGGCAGCTTCATGGTGTACCACGATATACTGCACGGAATGACCGTCTCGCCCAGCTGAATATGCTGACGTTGGAATATACGCGTCAGCGGTAATCTGTCCTGAAAAATCAGCCATTAGCGTGCCTCCTCGTCTAAAGGGCTTACGCTGGGCTTTGTATAGGTCATTGCACGCTCTGAATCGCCAAAGCCCTTTGTTGTTGGGTCAGTGACAACACCAAGAATGGAGAGTACGGCAAAAGCAGCGTTCACAATGGCTGTGAGTTGCTGTCCAAGGTTCGCAAAGTCCCAGGTGTAACCAAAAGGCACTGCGCATACCTGGATAAGTAGAAGTACGGCAGGGATAAGAGCGAGCCAAAATGCCTTGTTGCGTGCACGAACGGTTAAGTTAATCATGTTTACTCCTTAAACGATTTTTAATTTCCAGTAATTACTTAGTGGGTGTGCGCCTTCTCCAGACGCTCGAGTCTCCCCGCCTGTGTACGGGTCACATCCTCAACCACAGCGAGACGGGTGTCGTGTTGAGCGATCGTATCTTTGACACTAGAGATGACTTCATCGGTACGAGCCATATAAGCAGCGAATGCCTTCTGATTGTCTTCAGCGTCTCCCTTAAGCTGCTTGATACCTTCTTCAATACGTACAAGGCGCATGGCATCTTCATTACTTGCTCTGGTCATTGCGCGTGCACCATTGATAAGGGATACCATCATGCCAAGAAATGAGACAATGGCGATTATTTGCTCGAAAGTTAGTGGGTTCATAGTTTCGCCTCCTTTGCATATGGCCAGGAGACTGAGCCTACAATACGACCGCCGCCGTAATTAGCGAACCATAAAGCATCCATGCTTGATGATTGCGAAGTTATCCAACCAGATGCCCCGCTGCCAGAAGGATACGACAAAGCAGGGAAATATAAGTCTTCCTCTAATGGTCTGTACTTTCTATCGGGTACTTTAGGAACATACCAACCATTAGACGAAACGCCGTGAATATCGAACCATAGATAGCTCACGCCGTTATACGCTCTAAAGAAGCACCAATCTTCATAATTTGAACCTTTGTCGTGATAAAGCGTTTGTTTCCCTGTATCTTCGACCGTACCTCCGCCGCCGTTATTCAATATATCGATAAACTTATCAATACTTATCGTTGTAGATTTCTCCACCTTTGACTTGGCATATTTACTAACGGTCAACTTTGATTCGTGAAATGCCAGGCTTAGACCATCTGTCTTTAAGGTCGTATTAAATTCAATAACTGGGGCGCTTATGGATGAAGCCGCATTTCCTTGTAGCTCAATTTCTTTGGCAGACAGAACGGCGCGAGTAAAGTTGTCTTTATCAGATTTATCAGCCATAGCTCTAATATTTAGAGCACCATCAATCATATTGATGTTTGTATCTTTTCCCCCTTTGCCAAGCTCAATAAGATTTTTTCCAATGAAAGATGACTCTTTGCCATTGTCAACGATGTGCATGCCTTGAGCATCGATTGTGGTATGCATGCCCGCCTTATCACCCACATGTGCGCCATCTGCGTCGTGCGAGAATGTATTGGTTAGATTCTCAATCGTGCTCTTGGCTTCACTAGCGTCGCTCTGCGCCTTTGTTGCCATAGTCTTCGCCTCCTTTGCCGCTGTATTAGCCTCCTTAGCGTCTGTAGCTACATGGCTCACTTCCTCCGCTGCTTTCTCAGCTTTAGCCGCGACAGTATCGACCTTCTCCGCAGCCGCTGTTGCTGTAGTGGCAACGTCAGCAATCTTCTCTGTAGCCGCGTCAGCCTTCTTCTCAACCGCCGCCGCCTTCTCCTCAACTGCTTGGACCTTGGCCGTGGTCTTGTGGGTGTCTTCTACCGTCTTGCGTGTGGTTGATGCGAGGGCGGTCAGACGCTTGTCAGTTGCTTCCTGCGTGCGCTCCTGGGACGTTGTGCCACTCTTGGCCAGCGTTCCCTCGATTGCGCCAAAGCTGTATCGCGTGGCCTTTGGGTCCACGAGGTTAATCGTGCGACCAACACAGAGCATCATGCGGTCAATGCCATGTGGCTCGCTTGTAACCTGGACACGCTGCAAGTAATCAATCTGTTGGACGGTTGGGTCCGCATAGTGCAAGTCCGTGGCGCTCACCGTGATAGAGTCGGAAAGCTTACCCGCGGCAAGGTCGGCCACTGCTTTGTCCGCGAGTGCCTGTGGCTGGTTCAGGTGGTCGTACTCCATTAGCTTCTCAATGACGCCGTAACGCTCAGCCATTGCAGTATCAACAACCGCGTCGCCGACAATGTCATAGCCACCACCAACGTGGGCGTGTTCATCGTCGATGGTTACGTCCTTCTCGTCTTCGCCCTCGCCGGTCTTTCCTACAGGGACGATGGCCGTGTAGATGTCCTTACCATCCGCGCCGGTGTTTAGATCAAGAAGGTTTTGGCCAAGCTCTACAGACTGAGCGGCTTCACTTGAGCCGTCCGCATTCAACCAGTCAAAGTAGTTATCCTCGTCCACATAGCGAACACGGAAATAGCCGCCGCAGAGCTTCGTGAGCTTCTCGCGCATTTCCTTCAGTGTGGTCGGACGTGTGCCGGTACCGCGTTGCAGTGCGCCGAAGTTAATGCCGGCGTTAATGCCTACCTTGAACTTCTCGCATCGGTTGGATACACGTGAGTTGTGCTGCTCGATGAACCACTCAAACAGCTCGCCAGCCTTGGCGGGGGCGTTAATCTCGCAGTCAATCTCGTCGGTGTCGTATGTCTTATATGGACGGACGGTGGTGTCGTTGAGGTACGCCATAGCGCCCTCGCAAGTAACATCAATAGATCCGTTCATGGACATCGACACTTTGCGGATTCGACCACGGAAGAGAATCTTCTGAGTCTCATATTCCGTGAGCTCAATCTCGCGCTCGGTATTCATAACCGATTCACGGTTGAATGCACGCCAAAGCGGGTGTGTTGGCTGCACGGTAAAAGAAAGAGTCGGAGACTGCTCCGACTCTTCTACAAGCTTACCGGCTGAAATCTGCACGCCTTCCTCACGCGGATCATGAATGACGTTTCCCGCATAAGTCAGCACATACATTTAGGCCACCCTCTCCCACATATAAACGGAACGATATGGTGGCATGTTGTTATGTGGTTGCCCGCCGCCGACTGGGTCAACCTTAAAGCGATAGTTTGTAACATCGCCGCTGGAGTATGCCGTCCATTGGTTACCGCTTCCCCAAGTCTTACCATAAAGCATCGAGGTGTCATGACTGTGACTTGGCATCTCGTTGATGGTTAGCGTGTGAGTGTCTTCACCGCCAGTTGAGCCAGCAGGGAACTTCTGCGACTGAGCAAAGAGGAACACGCCGTTCAGTGGCTGCCATGTGCCACCCAGAAACGTAGATGGGTCTGTTGGCTTTGTGCTCTGGTAGATTGCGCCTACTGGATACATAGCGTCCAGCAGGTCGAAGTTCTTGGCCAGATCCTTAATAGTCTGAACAGTCTCGTCCGTGACGTCAGGCTTCGTTAGTCCCAACCTTGGAGTCTTTGTGCTCATTAAATGTCCTTCCACTCGAAGTCGAGCAAAACTGTTGTGTTGTTGTGCGTCTCCGCGTCATCGACGTACGCATGCTCTCGCCATGTTCCGCGCATATCCTGCCACTTCTTACCGGCAAGGCTGGACCACTTCAGACCCTTGAGCCTGTTCTTTCCAGCGCGGCCGACGTACGCCAGGCTTGTGCCATCAAGCTGCTCCCATGTAAGTCCCGCATAATCGCTCCAGATTGCCGTTCCGTAGTCCGGCGTAGTATTTACTGTTACGCGGTTCTTTCCGTTGTGCAGCTCCAAGTCGCGGTTCATCCACACACCCGGCTGAAGGTCAACGGTTCGTCCGTTGATGTTGACCAGGGCGCGTGTTTGACATGTGATGGCTGGAACCACCGCGTGAGCGGGGCCGTCGATGATGTAGGTCTTACCAAGTTCACCGTCAAGCTCGTAGTGCATGACACCGCGCGACTTGTACGGATCAGCGGTGATTGTTAGCTTGATGGCCGCCGTCTCGTCGTAGAACGTCTGGGAGGTTACCTCGAAGCGTCCTGTGTAGGTGTAACCCTCGTCCCAGGACAACGTGAACTCTAGGCGTCTACCGTGGAGCATGTTACGCAGTGCGGTAAGTGTTGTTTCAACGCTTGCCCAGTCGTGTGTATCAAGCGGTGAAAGCGTAATGGTGATTGTCCGCTTGTCGAATACCGGCGCACCGGTCAACCACTCAGACAAGTCCAGCACACCGTCGCGTCCAGGGATAGACACCGTAGACGTTCTGGTGGCTGGTGGCTTGTCTGTGTAGTTCGTAACTGCCAAACGGTAGGTGGCGCAAAGCGGCACTCCATCAACCACAACTTCGTACGTGTCTGTTAGTTCCGTCATCTGTTTGCCACCACCTTATATTCTCCGAGGTTCGAGTCCACATACGGCGAGACGATTGAACCGACCGTCTGGCCATCCATCACAACGCGCATATTGCGCACATCTTCACGCAGTCCAGCAATCTCGCTAATCAGCTCGTCGTCACTCTTAGAGTTGTTCACTGCGTCGCTGATGTAGCCTGTGAGCGTGCTAATTGGCGCAACCGCTTCAGGTCCTGCTTCTCCACCAATCATGGCTTTGTTCCCGTTCATGCCAAACATGGTCGGGTTCATCAAAACACCACCATTGGCGTACCACTCAATGCCAATGTGTGGGATTGATGGAGGATTAAGCGAGAAACTTCCTGATATAGAGAAGTGAGGAAGCTTAATTTTAGGAAGCTCAAGATGTAGTCCACGGAAGAAACCACTAATGGCATTTAGACCATTAGATACCGTGTTCTTAGCGTCGCCCATGATGTTGCCGATAGTGTCTGCTATACCATGGAACGAGTTACTAACTATGGTTGAGATGCCATTAAATACACTGGAGAAGATGCTCGAGATTCCGTTAACAATCGCAGACAGGGCAGACGAGAGACCGTTAGCAATGCTCGTGACGGTTGTACTCATGCCCTGGAACACTGTCTGTGCACCATTTGCAGCCATCTGCCAGTTGCCTGTGAAGATACCAACAAACACGCCAATGACCGTCTGAATTACGCCGACCGTGGTCTGAATGATGCCGGAAATAGTACCCATAACCACCTGGACGATTGCACCTGCAACCTGGAAAGCTGTACCAAACACCGTCGAGATGATTGTTGCAACTGTTTGTAGGTAAACGCCCAAGTTCTGCAGGTATACATCAATCAATGGCTGGATAGCTGCAGCAAACTGAGAAATGGCGTCTCGTGCCGCTTCAATGTATGGCGATAGAGTCTCAAACGCTCCGCCGACAGCTTCGCCAAATCCGCTGAATGCTTCAACGATAAGACCCGCGCCTGTGCTTAGTCCGTCAAGTGCAGGCTGCAGGATACTCATAACGAAGTCGGCCACCGGCTGCATAGACTGAAGCCAGGCGTCGAATCCTCCGCCAGTAGACAGTCCTGTGATTGCGTCAGCCAGTTGTTTGATTAGATCCGCTGCGCCATTGACAACAGCCGCGAACGCCCCGCCGAGCACATCAACGATTGAGTTAAGCACTGGAACGATGGCGTCAATCGCCGCACCGAAGATTGGACCTAAGGCATTGCCAAGCTCACCAAGCGCGCCCATAAGATTGCCGAGCGCTTCTTGCAATGGTGGAGACACCGCGACCAAGCCAGCAAACGCGGCGATGGCGATTCCAACGGGACCACCCAACGCACTCAATAAGCCGGACAAAGGGCCAAGCAAAGCACTAAGCACTGGGATATTGGCGATAACCGGCGCAAGGCCGCTGAGCGCCATAGCCGAGAAAGCCGCGGCGATAGGAGCCACGAACGTCGGAATGTTTCCAAGCTGTTTGCCCATGGCATCAATAGCCGGCGCCGCTTGCTTGAACGCATCAACCAACATTTGAATAGCCTGTGTGAATATTGGAGCGGTCAGACGCGACAGAGCCGCGCGGACGTTAGCGAACGAGCCAGCCAGTGTGTTACCAGATGACAAAGCCGCTTCGCCTAGACCGATGCGCATGGCTTCTGAGAATGTATGGAAGTCAATCTGACCCTTGGAGACCATGTCGGAGACTTCTTTGGACGTCTTGCCTAGGTATGTTCCAAGGAGCTGCAGAACCGGCACGCCGGAGCTTGTAAGCTGCAGCATGT